GGAGTTCGAGGCAAGTTTCGAGAATCTCACGGGTCTCGTTGCAGTCTCCTTTTCAGATTCCAACATTTCTACTGAAGCGGAGGACATATCCATCGCTCCACTCTTACTAGGAGTCGATTTTAACGTAGATCCACTTTGCGGAATTTGTGCAGTCCGCTACAGAGACATCCTCTACGTCTTTGACGAAATAATCTTGACGGGCGGTGCAACAACCTGGGATTTTGCAGAGGAAGTTACAAATCGTTACGGAGTGGATAGAAGAATAATTGCTTGCCCCGACCCAACGGGTTCAGCCAGAAAAACATCAGGAGTAGGTTCAACGGACCACACTATCCTGCGTAGAAGCGGATTTACTGTGTCATCTCCCAGATCTCCCTGGAAAGTCCGTGACAAAGTAACCGCAATCAACACTGCACTATATGACGCAATGGGAGAACGCAGGACAGTGATTCACCCACGTTGCAAAGAACTTATAAAATCTCTCCGCACTTTGACTTACGCTCCAAACACAGGTATGCCAAACAAAAACTTAGGAGTTGACCACGCATTTGACGCTTTCGGCTACCTCTGCCTCCAACAATTTAACCTTGCTAAACCAGAGACATTAGGTCAAACTTCGTTTAGAATATACTAAGAGTTTCCTTTTTCCACTATGTACCATTCCTCCATGAAGAAGAAAAAGAAGAAAAAGAAAAAGACCAAGAAGAAGTGAGAAAATTTAGAAGAGTAAAACGAGACAAAAAGACAGGAGTGCCTAGCAAATACCTTACTGGTGCTCGAAATCGTAGTGCAAAAGCAAAAGAAATAAAAGATACAGCCGAAAAGTATAAAAAAGGTCAATATATTGATATAAAAGCCATTTCCAAATTACGTTCTAAACAAGATGACACAGACAAGAAGAAGAAAACCTCTAAGTCAGGCCGTAGAAAAAAATCTTAAAGAAAAGGCCAAGAAAACAAGATTTACTTATGGTCAACTTGCCCAGGTTTATCGAAGAGGTCAGGGAGCGTATTTATCATCTGGTTCAAGAAATGTATCTATGGCTGCGTGGGCAATGGGCAGAGTAAATAGTTTTATTAGTGGTAGAGGAGGGGCAAGAAAAGCGGATGCTGATATACTTAGAAAGAAATCCAAGAAAAAATGACAGAAATTACAGACGAGATGCTCGACATCATTGAAAAAGTAAAGGGCAAGCGTAATCCTGCTCTTTGGGATCCTCGTTGTGAACAATATCAAAGAAAATTAAAAGAAGGTACTGTAAAAAAGTCGACAACAAGTTAAACTATCTATAAATACTCTTTTTTCTCTTTGAATCATGGCATTTTTTCGTGGCGAGGAAGGTTCTGTTAAATTTAAAAACAGTTCTGGTACTACTGAGGCAATAGTTTCAACTACAGGTTGGACATTAGACACATCAAAAGAAACATTAGATGTAACTGCTCATGGTGCTACATCAAGAAGTTTTGTTGGTGGACTTATTTCTGGATCTGGAACTATTGATTTTCTATATACAGCAGCTAGTAGTAACGAAACTGCAAACTTATTAGCTGATGTTTTAACCACAGAAGATGCTGCTGATGCACAGTTTCAATTATTTTTAGATACTTCTGGAAGTAAAAGTGTAAGTTTTTCTGGGATTGTTACAGGAACAAGTCTATCTGCGACAACAGGCGAACTAGAAACTGTGAGTGTCAGCTTCATTACTTCTGGTGCTATTACCAACGCTGCATAATGCCTAAATCATCTTATTCAGCGAAGCAACGCAAACTTGCTGCTGTTGCACCACCACGGGATAAGATTACTGCTGCCGACTTAAAAAAGTTACGTTCCAAGAAAAAGAGGAAGAAGAAGTGAAACTTACCACTCGCCAAAAAAACCTACTTAAGAAACACTCTGAACACCATAGCGACAAGCACATGGAGATGATGAAGAGACTTATGAGACAAGGTGTAAGTTTTACTGAGGCTCATAAAAGAGCTAAGAAAAAAGAGGGCAAATGAAAAAGAAAGATCCCAGACTTACAAAAAATAGACTTGAAGATTTCAATAAACCAAAGAAAACACCTAGTCATCCCACTAAATCTCATGTGGTATTGGCTAAAAAAGACGGTAAAATAAAACTAATACGATTTGGTCAACAGGGGGTTGTGGGTGCAGGTAAAAACCCTAAATCCGAAAAGGATAAAGCCAGAAGAAGATCGTATTATGCTAGGCATAACGCACAAGATCCCAACCCAGGATTTTTTACAGCTAGATACTGGTCACACCGCACTAAATGGTAAACAATGACTTACGCAATCCCAGGTCAAATTAGAACAAAAATAATTACCTCTACTACTCTCGGTGGTACAGACAGTCCTTTTACTCGCACAAGAGCAGTATTGGACATGATGAAAGGTTGGGAAATAATGAAAGCCGTTACCGAGGGAACAGAATACTTAAGAGAAAACAGCGAAGCGTTTTTACCATTAGAGCCAAGAGAAGATTATACAGCTTACATGGCAAGAGTAAATCGTGCTGTATTTTCTCCTTTTACACAAAGATTGATAAGAGCAGCTACAGGTCTTGTATTAAGAAAACCAATAACACTTATGGGAGACCCTTATTGGACAGATACTTTTAAAATGGATGTTGATGGTTGCGGATCAGATTTAGATGAATATGCAAGAAGGATATTGATGTGTTCATTAACTTATGGTCAAAGCCATATTCTTGTTGACTATCCTGCACCTTCTGGTGCTGTTAGTCTTGCGGAAGAGAGGCAGCAAAACCGCAGACCCTATTGGATAGAGGTAGATCCAAATAATCTTTATGGTTGGAGATTAGATAGAGAATCTAACTATGGCAACTTGATACAGGCAAGAATAGCGGAAAAAGCTGTATTACCTGATGGAGATTTTGGGGAAAAAGTATTTGAACAGATAAGAGTTATAGAGCCTGGAAAATATAGAGTATTTCGTAAAACAGACCAGATTGATGAGATGTATGATCTTGCAGATAATTCGTATGCGGGCGAGTTTGATGCTCAGACTACAGGCGAAGAGTATAACGAAGTTGAATCTGGCGAGTTTTCTCTTGGAGAAATACCCTTAGTTACAATTTATTCGGGTAAAACAGAAAATCTAGTAAGCAAACCACCTTTACTCGATATTGCGTATTTAAATCTTGCTCATTTTCAAAGACAAGCTGATTTAATTCATAGTTTGCACGTTGCATCACAACCAATGCTTGTAATGGAAGGCTATGATGACCAGACTAAAGATGTTGCTATATCTGTTAATTATGCAATGGCAACTCAACCTGGTAACAAAGTTTATTATGTAGAACCAGCTTCAAGTGCTTTTGATGCTCAGTCTGCTGAGATTAAGGAATTACAGATGCAGATGGCTACTCTTGGTATCAGTACATTATCACAACAGAAATTTGTTGCTGAATCTGCTGATGCAAGAAGATTAGATCGTGTAGACACAAACTCTATGTTAGCAATGGTATCTATGGAACTTGAGCAAAAACTTCAAAAAGCCTTTAATTTCTCGGCCCAATATGTAGGAATTGAACCACCAGAGGTAAAGATTAGTAGAGATTTTGATATTGAGAGGCTGATTGGACAAGATATTACAGCCTTAACATCTTTATTCGACCAACAAGTCATTGATAGAGAGGAGTTCAGAGATATTTTGGTCCAGGGAGAGGTACTACCTTCAGCTAATGAGGTCAAATCCGAATAATCTGTTAGAATAGTAGATAAGTACATAAAAATCTAATGGCAAAATCTTTAGATAGGGTCCTTCAGTCTGATGGATCATATAAGTGGGAAATGGTTGAGTTTCAACCAGAATCTTCTGAAGTTAGTGAGGAGCCAAAAAAGAAGGCTTCAAAGAAAAAGTCCACAAGTGCATTATCTGAGTAATCAATGACAATAGAAGAAAAAGTAATTCAGCCTGAGTCTGTGACCAACGCTGAACAGTCTGTGACTGATACTCCTTCACAACCACAAGCACCAAATCTTGATTCTGTAAAAGCAGAGTATGAAGCAAAACTATCTGCTTTACAGAAACAGGTTGCAGATGAGCAAGAAAAATTTAAAGGCATCAAAACAAAACTTGATGACGTTTACAAACAGAAAGATCAGCAACGCAAACAGGAATTAGAAGATCAGGGTCAATGGAAAACCCTTTGGGAAGAAGCAAATAAAACCAACCAGGAAATGCAACAGGAAAATATGTCTTTGAAGCAAAGTTTAGAAGATATGAAAGCCTCCAATGAAATGGCTTCCACAAGACAAACAGCTTTGGCTGCGATCAGTAATCTAGGAGCTATCAACGCAGAACAAACTTTGTCATTATTGCAGAGCAATCTAAAAAGAAATGCTGAAGGTAAAGTTGTTATTCTAAACGGCGGAGTTGAGCAAGATTTCAATACCTATCTCAGCACTCTTAAGAATCCTGGAAGTGGTTGGGAACATCATTTCAAACCAAGTTCTGCTGCTGGAATGGGAGCAAAACCAAGTCCTGTGGCAAATGCTTCTGGAGGTCAAGTAAATCCTTGGAAAACGGGCAATATAACTCAACAAATGCTAATATCGGAACAGAACCC